CGGTTCAGGATACGGGGCCACAAATTCCTATGAACAAATTAGAGGCGACTTTCCACTCCCAGAGACCGACCAAGCAGACAAAACAGCAAACAGAATAGCTAATAGATTAGCGCAAAGACTAGTAGATCCAACTGTACAGGCCAAGACTCTTACAGATAAACAGAAGAATCTACAGATGGAAATAGCAAAAGACTACGATGCTATGGGTATAAATAACTTAAATAATCCAACTGTTAGAAGAGCATATACTGAATTAGCACAAGAGGTTACAGAGCAATACAATGCGATGCCTATAAAGGTTGAGATATATCAAGATGAAGGTGAGCCATATACAGGCGCTAGAATGTCAGAGGCTATGAGAAAAGACATACTTGCTAATAATCATCTTTATATTTTTGGAACAGAAGCTGATACATTTGGGCCTGAAGGTGTGGTCTATGATAATCACCCCTTATTAGAGCCAACAAATATAGTAGATATAAATGGAAGACCTATGCTTGTTAATGATTTATTACGAGCTGTCCACGATTACTATGCGCACACAATGTCCACTGTTGGCTTTGGGCCGTTAGGAGAAGAAGCTGCTTGGCGTAATCATATGATTATGACTAAGAGTCCTTATGCAAGATGGGCTTTGACATCAGAAACAAGGGGGCAAAATAGTTGGGTTAACTTTAATGAAAGCGCTTTAGGTGTAGAGAAGCTGTCAGATAGGCCGTTTGCAGAACAAAAAGTTGATTTACTTCCTATTAAATATCTTGTTACTAACGATCCTGAGGTTGATGCTAGTCTTGGTGAATTAACAGATAGCAATTTTGATGCAGATCCTGAGAAATATTCTATCAAAGGTATAAAGCCTAGAGATTTAACAATATTAGATAGAATGGATGAAAACGGTCAATTTGAACAAAGGGCTAAAGTTGGTTCTGTAAAGATGACTGAGGCTGTTAAACAACTGCATGCAGAAAGAGGCAATATAACACTTGATATTGATAATGCAGAAGATAGAGAGCTTGCAGAATTAGCTATGTTTGAAGAGTTAAAAGCTCAGGTAGAGGCAGATGAATCAGCTATTGGCTGGTATGATGATAAGATTAAACTTGCAAAAGAGTTATATGCAATATCAATTCCCATAATTAAAACTGATAAAAATGCTGAAGCTGCATTTGAATTTGTGTTAGCTATATCTTCTAATGGTGAGGCAGTTGTTGCGCAGAGTAATGCATTAAAAACACAAATGGAAAACTGGGAAAGAACTGGTGAGTTATTATTAGAAAATCAAGGCAATCAAGCATCTGCCATGGAGAAATCTTTTTTAACATATAATATATTAAAAAAAGAAAAAGGCATGACAGACTTGGAGATAAAGAAGTTTTTACAAGTAGTTAGATCTAAGAGTGAAATAGAAAATGATCCATTTATAAAATCTTTAACAAGTCTTACTGGTGGTAAGGTTACTTTTAAACAAGAAGTTGCTGATGAAATGGTGCCAATGTCATTTATATTTGGCAGTAAAATAGGTGCATTTTACCAAAATATTATAGGTAATTACGAGTATTTGACTATGGATAGATGGTTTATGCGTTTTGTAAATAGAATATTTGGTGTGCCATTTAGAACAATAGGAGATACAACGTTAGAAAAAAATAGACGAGATGCATTAAGAGAGTTTCAAAAGGCTTTAGAATCAGGCACAGAAGATGAAATTAGTAGAATAAAGGTAGCAACAGATGAATTAGGCACCGATATAATTAATATGTCTAATGTTGGAGATCTTTCTACTTTAATTAATGGAAGATTTAATAAAGATGTTGAAAGAATTAGAAGAAAAAAACTTGGAACAAAAGAATTTATTAATACATATAAAACAGAATTTTTATCTAGAACACAAAGATTAGCTGAAAATTTAGAAGAAAGATTACAAGAAGTACCCAAGACAGCAACTTATAGAAAAAAGTTTAGAGTTTTATATAATAGAGTTGTTGATAGATATAATAGACAGACTAATAGACAAATAACTGTTGCTGATTCACAGGCTGTATATTGGTACGGTGAAAAAAGATTATTTAAGAGCATCGGGGTAGCCCCGGGACAAGGCAGCGATAACGATTATGTAGACGCAGC